AAGAACGAAACAGTGCCAGACGTGGGATTCCAAGGCCTGTGTACGTTCTTCATGGAGCGCTTCATTGACAATGTGGCTGCAGAAACCGGTAAGCAGCGCCACAGTCTCCGTCTGGAGAACGCCTCTGTGATGTACGAGTCTCGCACAGGTCGGCTCCAGCGTGCGCGCCAGGAACTCCACGCGACGTCGTATGCGGTACCGCTTCCAAGCAACACCTTTCTGAAGAAGGAGGTCAGCGCGGATTCGGGTTCGTCGCCGCGTGGTGTCACCTCCTTTCCTGAAGCACGGGCTATTTCGTCTGGCTTGCTTGGCCGGATGCTGAAGCAACTGTGCAAGGATTGCGAGTGGTACCAACCTTGCAACTCGCCCAAGCAAATCGCCGAAAGCCTTCAGTGGCTCGGGCGGATGGCGCAACTGGCGGAGTTCGCGGACCAGAGCGGTGGTAGCGTCAAGGGCACGCGTGTGATCGACTACACGAAGCTCGACGAGACGATTAGCGAGTATCTCTATGGGCTGTTCACGCAGTTCGTGCTCGCTTTCACCGCCAAGGAGGATGCAGCCGAGGTCAAGAAGATCCTCGACGAGTGCGTTTGCTTCAAATCGCTACTCGGTGCCTCAGCGTTCTTCACTGGTTACAAGAACAACAGTGGGTCAGGACTGACGACGGAGCTCAATACAATCATCAACGCTTTCATCGCCTACCTGTCTAACATCTTCGCCATCTCGATGCAAGCCGACTACAACAAGTCGATCGAGGAAGCGCCCAGCGACGAGGGGGAACGGGTGGATGCCTTTCCTTTTCCGGAGGAGCCCGTGCTCAACAAGGCCAAGATTCGCAAGGACCTTCGTGCCTTCCAGGACCGCCTCTTTCAAGAGCGTGCTGATGGCCAAACGCTTCATGCGGCGATTTTCGCCTGCCGCACCAGCGTCAAGCCTTTGCACGCCGACGGCACACTCAACCATTGGAGCATTCCGTATCTCGCCCTCGGCTGCCTTTTCGGCGACGACGGCGCGTTCGCCTCCTTGCCGTTGATTGCCGACGGGGTCTGGACAGCCGCGGCTTTCTTTGTGACCCGGGTGCTCGGGATGAAACTCAAGTGCGAGTGTCGCGCGCTCTGCATGGGGATGAACTTCCTCGCGCGCATCTACCCGAACATCTTGGTGTCGCTCACCTCTTATGCTGACGTGCGCCGTGCTATCTCCAAGCTTCGCATCGCGAAGCACGCGACTGGAGAAGGCGTGCTGAAGTACATGCTGAAAATGGAGGGGTATTTCACTACCGACTCACATGTGCCCTTTCTGCGGGAGTTTCTTCTCGTGGTGTCGAAGCGCATCTATGGCTACGACCTTGGCAAGCGCCGCTTCCAGCTCACGGAGGTGGCCGAAGACGGCAGCGTTCGCATGACGAAAGCCGGCGCCAAGCTCCACGCGCTCGATCGGGACACTTTCTACCGCATGGCTGCCGGACCCTACCCTTACGAGCCGTCTGATGACGCGCTCTTGATGGAGTCCGTTGCCGCTGAGCTCGGCTTCGACGGCGTCGCACACGCCCAGAGGTGGCTTGAAGCTTGGAAGGCCGCAGCCAACGAGTCGGAAGACCCTCGGAAAACTTGGGAG